CCGGTGTTGCTGACGTTCTGCAGGTTGCCGACGTACTGCTGGCCATACTGGTCGGCCAGACCCGTCCCGAAGCTGTCGAGGGCCTCCAGAGTCGAGCCGCTGTTCAGCAGGCCCGCAGCGGCCTTGTCGCCGGTTATGGCCGACATGCCCTCGTTCTTGTTGAACTGGTAGCCGGTCGAATTGAGATAGGTGCTGAGCGCGTCCTGCGACGCCTGCGGCGACCCGCCCAGCCCCAGGAAGCCGTTCAGCTCATTGCTGGCCGCGTACCCCTGGCTCACATAGGGCTGGATCAGCGCCTTGTTGGATTGATAGATCTGGCTTTGCAGAGCATTGTTGTTCGCCGCCGCCGTCGCCGCTTCGTTTGAGGCATTGTTCGCCGCGCCGGAACTGATCACCGCCCCGCCGATGGCGCCCGCCGCGGCCACTCCCGCCGATATCAGGCCTATGGGCATTGAAGCACCTCCATGGTTGCATGTCGCACTTCCACGATCACGCCAGCGCCGATGTCGATCACGACAGGGAACTCGCTCACCAGCGTGATCGGCGGATATCCGGCCAGCCGGGCCCAGCGGTTGTAGAACCACACGCCCTTGCGGACGTTTCCGGCCCTGATCATCATCACGGCGGCGCCGGCGGCGCGATCATGCGACGGGTCCTCCGGGTGATCCGGCAGGTCCGAATTGAATGCGACCTTGGCCGCCTCGATTTCCGCGTGGAACCATTGGCCTTGCGGCAGAACCGCCGCGCTCATCGCCACCCAATGGTCGATTTCAAGCGCTCGGTACGAAACGTCACACGTTTCACCCGTCGCGCCGGTCCAGGCGTTCTTTCGTGCGAAACGCTCGACAAAGCCGCATCGATCGGCCGCGAACCCTGCCCCGCGGTTCAGCGATGGTACGCGCGTGACGATTTCCCGCGCATCGCTCGCTGTGAACAGATAGTCCAGGCAATGGCCGGACGCCTCGAAGTAGTATCGCCCCCGCCCCGACTTCATGAACAAGGTGTGCAGGTCGTATGTCCCGGCATCCTGCTTCACCAGCACCCACCCGCCATGCTCGCATTGCAGGGCGATGTTAGCCGGGTTGGCGATGATCTCCGACAGATCCAGGACACCGAACCCGCCCAGCCACCGCCGCACGTCGGGGTGATTGGCCACGGTGTTGAGGAAGGTCGCGTCCAGCGTGCGCTTCATGTCGTCACCAACAGGCCCGAGGGCGTGAACCAGCCGCCGACACCCAGAGGCGTGGACCAGAACACCGGCATTCCACTGCCGTTGCCCGTCGTTTCGGCCAATTTTCGGGCGTCGAGGGCATAGCACCAGTCCCCCTCCGCATTGCCCAGTGTCGGCAGCTTCGCCGCCAGATCGACACTGTGGTAGAGCGCCACCGCAACATTGCCGTTCAGCGTGCCGCCCAGCTGCAGTCCACCGCCCGCCACCACCTGCGTGGATTGCGGTGTCGCCGCCGAAGCCGTCACGGCCACTGCGTCGACCTTGTCCTGACGCCCGCCCAGACGGCTGTCCGCGGAACTGATCCACGCCTGCGCCCACCGCGTCAGGAACCCCCGCCCATCGACGAACGCATTGTTGAAATTCGGGCTCGGCAGCCGTTGCGCGGTCATGTTTCCCCCCTTGGACCGGGGGCGACCCGCCCCGGCGTTCAACGCATGCTGACGGTCGATCAATAGAGGCGAGACACCTCCGGTCCGTCTGCCTATTGCGCCGGCCTCGACGCGTTGAGCTCAAGATGGCTGAACACCACGTTGACCGGGTCCGAGCAGCGAATCTCGATCAGCCGGCCCGGCGCCCGCATCAGGCCCAGCCTCTGCCAGTAGGCGCGGGTCAGGTATTTGCCCTGAGGCCCCAGCCTGGCGGTCCGCCATCTGCTGAAAGTGCGCCCGCCGTCGTCGGAATAGCGCATCTCCACAAGTGGATCGGCCCCAGCGCCGGACGAATTGCCGACGCCCATGACACCGTGCAGGACCAGGTTTTCACAACGGGGCAGACCTTCCTCGATCTTGATGAAGGCGCTGGCCTGACGGGTCATGCCGCCGTCGTAATCGGTATAGGTCCCGACCTGCATCACGCCGATCTGGTTGGTCGTGTTGTCGCCGATGTATTGCACGCCGTCGAAAACCGAGGCAGCGCGGGCCCTGAATGTGGTCTGGCCATAACTGGCCCACTCGCACCACTCGCCACGCTCATAGCTGTCACCAAACGCCCCGGCGGTGGTGCCGATCCGGCTGAAGTCATAGGCGTAGGAGCCGACGCCGGGGATGTTCAGCACATAGAATTCGTGGCCCTCGAAGGTGACCACGATGGCCGTGCATCCGGCAATGTTTGGGCACTGGCGAAGCTTGTCCTCGATCGAACTTGAACTGATGCGGGTCGGTGTCGCCCCGGCCCGATAGACGACCCGGTTCTCTCCAACCCAGATCAGCGAGTTATCGGCAAAGGCGATGGCGTCGCGGCTCGCGCAACCCCGCTGATATCCCCGGCCCTCGATCGGCACGAACGCCGGATCGGTTGGCCCGGCGCCGACGTTGGGGTTCCAGAATTCTACTGAGTTTTGCCCGAAGAAGACCAGTTCATCGTTCAGCACCGCGACGCCAACCGTGTTGTCGGGCGATGATTCCGCCGAGGCGAAGTTAAGGCCCATCACGTTCGAGGCGTCCTCGACTTCCGACCAGAAGAACATATCGGAGTTCTGGCACACATAGACGAACCGTCCGGCCAGATAGGCTACGTCCCGGATCGGCGGCATCACCGTATTCGGCAGCCTGGAATACACGTTGCCCCCGACGCCCGGATAGTTCCAAAGATAGGCCCCGCCGTCGGCGACGATCACCTGCTGCGTGCGGCTGACCGCCCAGCGGACCATATCCGTCCCGGTGATTGTCCCCAGGTTGTTGCCGCCTGTGTCATAGACCGTCTCGCCGGAGACGATGGTCATTGCGTTGCCCAGAGTGACCGGGGCCGGGAACATCGCCCTGATCGGCCCTGTCCCGATGGAATACGGGCTCGAAACGATGCCGGGGCGGGAATAGCGAATCTCCCGAAGACCTACGAGCGGCACATAGGGTCGCTCCTCACGAAGCGGCGTCGCCTCGCCGATGAAGTTGATCAGCCGCGCCTCGGGCAGACCAGAAGCGCGAGAGAACCCGTCCGAAAAAAACGGGATACGCAGACCCGAGGTCCCGGTGACGCCGTCCGAGCGGAACTGGGCAATCTGCTGCGACGGCGCCGAGCCGTTACCATCGGCCACGGCCTAGCCTCGCTGCTGTTGCGGCTGAGCCTGCTGCCCGACTTCCACCCCGATCGGCGGATCGACCATGTTGCGTCCGCGCCGGGCGTACTGCCGGGCGAAAGCCTGGCGCCCCTCGACAGCGCCGGCGATAACGTCCTGGCGCAATTCCCCGCCGAACTCGCCGACGATGGCCACCGCCAGCATGTACGGCATGTAGGCGATAAGCCCCTCGGGGAACTCGATGGTGTCGTTGGCGGTTACATAGTCCGCCTCCTCGACCCAGTTGCCAGTGTCGCCGCGGAACCAGAACCGCAGCGCCTGGCCGTTGGTCGAGAGTACGAGATTGGTCGCCGCCGCGTTGATCAGCCGCCCGTTCCTCGCGATCGTCAGGTTATAGGTCGCGAAGGTGAGATTGGCGTCGACCACCCCGAAACGCGCCCCGGACCTGGGATTGCCCGGCGCTGTCAGCGTGAACGCCGCCCCGCCCGGAATCTGATACTCCCCGCCGTTCTCCGCCTGGGCCGCCGACAATCCCATCAGGTCCTGGGGCGAAAGCCGTGTGCCGATAATCGTACCGAACATGGCCCGCTTCATGGTGTTCAGCGCCAACATGGCGTCGTTGAGTTCGTCTGCCTCCGGAGAGTCACCACTGGCCAGCGCCCCGTTGAGCCGCATGGCCCGACCGATCACGTCCCGCACTACAGGAGCCGTCATGTCATGATCCTTCTTCCTCCCTCCCCTTCCGGAGAGGGACAGACGGCGCTGCCGTCAGCGTGGGGAACCCGGAGGCGCTACCGCCCGTCATCCCGCTGACTCACCGCCAGCGCCGTGTAGAAAACCACTGCCCCAAGAAACCCTGTCAGGGAGTCGCCAAAGGCAAGCTCGGCCGTAAGCATCGTGAGAACCACCGGTGCCAAAGTCAGTCTCGATCTGGACACGCACAGCGCCAGCACCGCCGATAGGACCAGCAGCAATGCCGCAGGTACACCGTATGCTATCGACAGATCGAGTAATCCAGACTCAGTGACCCCGGCCCCCGATAGACTATGAAACGTCGCTTGAAGTTCCGATGTGTCACGCCACGCCGGACCAGTCCCCAGAAGCGGATGGGCCAGCGCGTCAACGAGACCCGCCTGCATGAGATCGCCCCGAAGATCGTCTCCAAATCTCAGAAGACCAGTCGAAAAAGTCCCGAGCAGACCCACCGCTGCCACCGCGACCGTCACCACAACTAGCGGCAACTTCGCTAGTGGCCGAAAGCTCAGCAAGGGGACAGCGATTATCGCCATTCCCAGATATCTTCTGGCATCGATCAAACAAAGCGAAGCGAACAAAAGCGCAATTTGCGGCCAGCTCCACCATCGCTTTTCTTGCGCGGCCAAGAATGCGACCCCTACAAACGCAACAAGTCCTGCAGCGTGGGTATTTCCAGATATCCCTGGATCACGCTCCCATGCCCCGTGTAGCGCCGCCCACAGGTTGGCGACCATGTCGACGTAGGCGAAGCCAACACAAATGCAGCCCAGCGCATCGAGCAATTGCAACCGTCGATTATTGCAGAGGATCAGAAGCGGTGTCCCGGCCTGTAAAGCCAGAAGACCCCAGTCGTTGAGGTTATATTCCCGGTCGAACCGCCCCTCGACGCTCGAAAGCATGAAACCAAGTATAGCAAGCGCTAGGCAGGTCGCCGACAGTAAGCGCACGGGCGTCATGGTCGGCGAAACGGGTCGCCAAGAGAATTGCAAGACGGCGAGAATTGTCAGGCCGCAAGCAATCACCACCGCAAATACGGGAGTCGTAATCCTGGATGAGGTCCCTAGCACCGCAGGCGCATAGAGCGAGGCCACGATCGCGAACGCGGTTGCCCAAGTCACACGGAAGGTGAAGGGCTCTCGCATTCCCAACGGTAACACGATGCACAGTGAAAGATACCTTAAAGTTGATAGCCCTTAATGCTCGCCGTCGCATTGGTGTTCCCAGCCCCGCCAGCGGGTAGGTTGATTGACAGTGCAGTATTCTGGGTGCTAGCGGCAATTGGAATTGGGAATGTCACGCGTAGCGGTTGCGCCATCACCAGCACGCTTCCCGGAAACATGAATGCGTATTAATTCGATCCGCTGATCGTGCCGGCGAGATTCACACGGGCCGTAAGACCTCCACTCGCGCCCGCGGCCGTGACCTGAAAGGCACTCACATAAGTTGTCTTACCAGCCGATGCAGGTGTGACGGACTACGCTATGGAGTTGGCGACAGTGTTCGAGCTAGCGCTGCACGCAACCGCTCCCACTGGGATGGGCAACTGTCCAGCATTGCCGACCATGGTCACGTCGAGTGTGCCGTTCGCGTTTGAGAGCACGCCCATAAGGATGTTCCTAATATTGCTATGCGGTTGCTCCCAAAAGCGCGGAGCGTGGTTACCCAATTCGCCAGTTCGTGCCGTCGCTGTAGACCGGAACGACATTGGTCCCGCCCCCCACAGCAACGGCACCATAGTTGCCCGCTGCGACTAAGCTGCAGTCGGTGATTAGCGTCCGAGATCCGATGGCCGTCCCGGTCGCGACCGGCAGCGAGGCGCAGGCGTGCGGGAATTGCTTGATAATCCCGTTCGCCGAATTGAGGCTCCATTGCAGCGTCGAGGCTCCATCGCTGTAGCCCTGCAAAGGCGCGCTGTTGGAGACTTGCACGGCACTGGCCGCGCCCGTCGTGGCAGTGTTCACGCCGAAGATCACAGACCCAGCCAAGTTCGCCGCCGTGAAGACGCTCGAAGCGTCCGCAGCTGGTTTGATATTGACCGTCTGGCAGTTGAATTGACCACTGGCGGCATTCAGACGCCACGTCTGGGTTCCGAAGTTGTCCGAATAGCCGATCTGGCTGACCCCGTTACCGAAGCCGAACACGCTCAACGCGGGCGCCATATTGGTAGTCACGTCGAGCAGCGCGGTCCCGCCGGCGTTCTTGATGATGAACAGGTCGGCACCATCAGACGCCGGGGTCTGAGCAAACACCCCGCAATGCAGCGTGCCGCTCCCAAAGGTGGTGAAGCCGCTTGACGTCACCTTGGCCATGGGGATCGATCCGCCGGCCAGAAAGAGGGTCGAACCGCTCGACCAAGCACCCAGCACCGCGTCCCCAGAAGACGTGCCTGGGACAAAGTCGTTTGATGCCCCCGCGACCCCCAGCAGAAGGTCGAGGCTCGTACGGCCAATCTCCAAATAATAATTGGCCCCGGCCACACCACTCAATAGGCTCGAGTTGCCTGAAACGCCTTGATTGTTGAGCTGGAACTTTCCCACCGTCATGTTGAACGGATAGGTGTTGTAATTGACCTGTTGGTCGAAGAGCTGGCTCGACGCGGCAGGCGCACCGTTCATATAGACCCCAGAAAACCCCTGAAGCTCGCAATAGGTTCGTAACGCGTTGACCGAGGCGTCGACGTCGAGGAAGACGCCACCGCCCTCGACATCGGTCTTCAACCAGAAGTCGGTTCCGAAGCGGAACTTGAATTTGGTGCTAGCGACGCCCTGCCATGCGCCGCCGATCACGGTGATTGAGTTGGTGTAGATGGTCGACATCTGGCCACCGTCGAAATCATAAAAGCTCAGCGTCGTGACGCCGTTCGCGGTGCTATTCCCAATGCACTCGACGATGTTGCCTTTGCAGTTGTGCAGGCTGGTTGTGTAGGCACCGGTAAGGAACTGCCACGCACGCTTATTTTCACCGCTATTGTAGACTTTGACGTTGACGAACCTGCCGCCGAAGGCCTGCACCTGCTGAACCGCGACGCTCGTGGCCACGTCGGCCATGTTGACCATGTCGATGGTCAGGTCTTCCAGGCCGAAGCCCTGGACGTAGCCGCCGAAGGGCGTGCCGTCGATCTGGATGGCGACGGAGACGCCGGCCAGGGGGCGGATGACGGCCTTGCCGACTCCCGTGCCATCGCTGGCGGTGGGGCCGGAGCCGCGCACCACCTGGCCATGAGCGTTGGCCGAGTTGAACGCCAGGGTCGAGCTGATCGAGTAGACACCGGCGGGAAAATAGAACGGGGCGCCGGAGTTGATCGCGCCTTGTATTGGGCCGGTATCGTCGGTGATCCCGTCGCCCATCGCGCCGAACGCTTTGACTGAGTTGACTACGAAGGCCTGAACGGCTCCCATCGTAGCGTTCTGCAGTTGCAGGGGCGTGCGCAGGATGGGGACGATGTCGCTCCCCGTCGGCGCGGGGAGGTTCGGTAGGTTACTCAGGGTGACTAGCCCGCTTCCTGCTGCGCCCACTGCGAGACCCCCTGTTGGAGCGACGACGTTTTGCGCCGTCTTGAATTTGCTGGAGAGCAGCGCGACCAGACCGGAATTCGGTAGCCAGTCGCCGCTGTTCATGTCCTGACCATAGAGACCGATGTCGCCATAGCTGTTGGTCGAGCCAAACGGATCGCCAATCGACCCGGTGTTGTAGGGAACCCGCAGCACCCAGACGCAATAACCCACGCCGATCGCATTGAAGTTGTCGAGGCAGTCACCGAACCACGACTGGGAGTCAGGCGTCGCGCTGACAATGCCGATCTGGTTGCACCACACCGGCACGCTGTTGGCCGCACTGAACGCCGCCCCGACGCCCAGCAGCCCCGCCAGCCATTGCTGATTGATCAGGTCGACCGCGCCGCGGCCCGGATAAGACGCCGGGCAGTCGGTCGGCTGGCCTTTCTTGTCTAGGTAGCTGCCCGGATAGCTGTCCCAGTTGTTCGGGCCGCCACCCTGTGACTGTTGGTTGTAGAGCGTCGGCTCATACCAGTTGAAAGTATAGATCAGGTTCGAGAAGCCGAGCAGCGCCTGCGAGATGTAGCGCACGTCATAGGTCACGCCCGGCCCGACGATGAACGGCGTCGCCGCGTCCGCCGTCAGGGCCGCGGTGATCGCCTGGCTGTAGACCGTCGAGACCAGCGCCGGGTTGTTCGGCATTGGGTGCGGCTCCGAGAGCAGCTCGTAGGCCATGATGAACGCCGAGCCGGCGAACGTCGCGGCCAGGAACTGCCACATCACCACATGCTGGGCCTGAACCGTGGCATTGGTCCAGAAATCGGCCCCGCACCCCGATATGGCGATGTCGACCCACAGGCCGACGCTTTGAGCCTCCGCGACCACGGCCTGAATCGTCGCCAGCTTGCCTGGATCGAAGCTGCCGGGCGACGCCGGCGCATAGGCGTCGCCCGCCGTCTGTGGGACGCTGTTGTACCAGGGCACGACGACGCGGACCATGTTGGCCCCCATCGCCGCGATGATCGCCACATCCCCCGGCTGATAGGTCCGCACCGAAACGCTGACCCCTATCGGGACGAACGGCGCGGATCCCAGCTGTATCTTCGAGCCGATGACGGTGAGACGGGTTGGCATCCGTTGACCCTTAAGAGGCCTGCGGCGCGGTAGTGATGGCGGCCGGGGTTGGGGGCGCGGGTTTGCCGACGGTTTTCAGGTCGGCGACCAGTTGCGCGAAGGCTCTTGCCAGCAAGGCCTGATCGGCCACCAGTGTGGCTCCATCGGCCGGCAGGCCGGACCTATTGCTCACGAAGTCTGATCTTGCCTTCAGCAGGTCATTGTTGACCGTGACGGTGTCGGCCGCGACGATCGCCTGATCGGCCTGAACATTCGGCGTGATGTAGTTGGCCAGCCCGGCGCAACCGGAAAGGCACAGCGCGGAAGCGCAGAGCGTGGCGACAGCGAAGATTTTGCGCTTCATGTGATCGGATCCTTGAGTGCGCCGGTCTCACCGGCCGGGGAAGAAGGGTTTGCGTGTCCGACCCCCTGCATCGTCAGGGCCCCGGCCAATGCGCCGAGAATGAAGGTGATCGACTGCTGGTTGGGCGTCGGGATCGGAGTGAAAAGCATGGTCACGCCAAATCCGCCGAGGATCGCCAGCGCGAAACCGGCCAGCAGCAGCTGCGGGTTGATCGAAGCCATGCGGGTGTCCTCGTGGGTCAGGAGGGAGAGCGCGCGCCGTTGCGCACCATGAAGGCCAGCCGCTGGGCGCGTTTGCCCACCTGGGCCGCCCATTTGCTCAGCAGGAACGCGGCGGAGGCGTTCGCCCAGTCGCCGCTCTGCAGGTAATTCAGGGCGTGCGCAAAATTGCACAGCGTGCCGATGCCCATGTTGAAGCCCATCTCGGCGATCGCATCCTGACGTACATCGTCCAGCATCCGCCACCACGGCAGCGCCTGGTCGAGCTGGGCGACGATGCGTTCCACATCGGCGTTCAGCATCATGTCCGCTTCCTTCCGGCTCCAGACCTCGCCGGCAACAACGCCCGCAGCGTGGCCGTATCCGATCGTCCAGCGCCCGACGG